AAATTTAAAGACCCTGAAGGTTATAAAAATTTTCCAAAAGATCAACTGTTAGGCTTAGGAGAAGCTGCACTTGAGGTCTTGCTTTTAAAAGGGGCGGGAAAATTTAAAAAATCTTTAAAATCAGGCAAAACATTTACTAAAAAAAGGGGTGGTCTTACTAATACCGTACCCCCTAAACGAGGCCCTAACCCACAGGGTCTAAAACACGGCGGTTGCCCTCATCGTGAAATTGGTGTAAAAAGTGATATCAAAGGTGTAAGTGGTATTCAAGTTAAAGGACAAAAATTTACAGGTTCAAAGTAACGTATGCCTCAAAAAGCAAACAACATGAAAACTGTCGATGAAATAACTACTAAGCAAAAAGCTTTTGTCGATATACTAGTTGCTAACTGGGGTCAGATTTCAAAGAAAGACGCTATCATTAAAGCTGGTTTTAAAGGTAAAAACGAAAACTCAGCAATGGTGATGGGTAGTCGTTTAACCAACCCTTCTTTAAACCCACATGTGTGTCGATATTTAGAACAAAAATTATCTGAAGAACAAGCTCGTTACGAAAAAGACAAACTAACTAGGTATAAAACTTTTGAACGTCTGCGTGATGGTGCTGAACAAAAAGGTCAATACACAGGAGCTATTAACGCTGAATTTAGAAGTGGGCAATTGGCTGGTTTGTTTGTTGATAAAAAAGAAATTACCCACAACACTTTAGAAGGTATGAGCAGAGAACAACTAGAAACTAGATTAAAAGAACTTGAAGACAAAATTGGAGCTAACACAATTATTGTTGAGGGCAAAGCTAAAAATGTATGATTTAGATACTATTCAGGCAATAAAACATTCAATAGAAAAAAGAAAACAAGAAACCATTGAACATTTAGTCTATGGGGTAGACAACATAGAACAATTAAACTATGCTAAGGGCAAGATCAGTGCTTACGATGCACTGCTACAGGATTTAACAGACCTGCAAAAAAACGAGGAGTAAAAAATGACAAGTAAGTCAAGTATTATCAAACCTGATTATATTAAGGATGAATCAATCACATCTAAAAGTAATCAAGATTCCCCAAAATTAACTCAAAGCTATCTAGACGAAATAGATCGACTACCTGATCCAGTTGGATATCGTATGTTGATTAAAATGTGGAAGATGTCTGAAATGACTGATGGTGGTATAGCTTTATCAGAACAAACCCTTGAAACTTCTGAAATGACATCAGTGGTTGGTTATGTCGTTAAAATGGGAAACATGTGTTACAAGGATAAAGAAAAATTTTTAACTCCTTGGTGTAAAGAAGGTCAATTTATAGTTATAGGCCGTTATGCTGGAGCTAGATTTAAAACCAAATTTGGTGAGCACAGAATTATTAATGATGATGAGATTGTAGGTACAATTGAAAAACCCGAGGATATCCTCGCACTATTTTAGGAGTAAAATATGTCGGAAGTACAACAGCAAGAAATTGAATTAGATACTGACGGTATCGAAGAACAAAGCATAGAGGTGCAACCTGTCGAACAAGAAGTCGAATCCGTTTCAGATGCGGTCGGTGAGGTTGATTTAGGTTACAAAGACCCTATTAAAGAAGAAACTAAATCTGAAATTGTTGAAGAAGCTAAAGAAGAGGTTTCTAAAGAAGATAATCTTCAAGCAGTTTCTGAAAAAACACAAAAACGTATTGATAAGTTAACTCGTAAGATGAGAGAGGCCGAAAGAAAAGAAAAAGCCGCTTTAGATTACGCAAAAGGCTTACAACAAAAATATTCAGATATTGAGAGAAGTAATGTAGCTCTTGATACAGGGTATGCTAAAGAGTTTGACGCTCGAGTTGATGCTCAAAAAGAACAAGTTAGAATCAAACTACAAGATGCTATTGACACAGGAGACTCTGCTAAAATTGTAGAGGCTAATGATGAGCTAGCTCAACTTGCTGTTCAAAAAGAAAAAGCAAGAGTTAAGCTGGCTGATACAGAAAGGTTACAACAAGAAAGAGAAACTGAAGTAGCTCAACCAGCTCAACCAGCACCACAAGAAGCTAGTCCAGCTAGCCCAAGAGCACAAGAATGGGCAGAAGAAAACGCGTGGTTTGGTAATGATAAAGCTATGACTAACGCTGCTTTTGGTATTCATGAAGATCTAGTTGGGCAGGGGTTTGACTCAGAGTCCGATGACTATTACAATGAAATTAATAAACAGATGAGGGATTATTTCCCTACGAAATTTACAACTGATAAAGTTGAAGATAAAAGACCCGTTCAAACTGTTGCCTCAGCGGGGCGTAAACAGCAAGGACGCAGAACCGTGAAACTCACCCGTTCACAAGTAGCAATAGCTAAAAAATTAGGGGTGCCACTAGAAGAATACGCTAAATTCGTGAAGGAGTAACGATATGACAGATAATGTAAAGAAAAGAACCTCACGCAGCTCAAAAGAGAGTGTAGAAACTCGTAATAAACCTTGGGCTCCACCGTCAAGTTTAGATGCACCCCGAGCACCGCAAGGTTATGCTCATAGATGGATAAGGGTAGAAAGTGCTGGTTTTATGGATACAGGTAATGTTTCCAAAAAACTCAGAGAAGGTTGGGAATTTGTTCGAGCTGAAGAAGTGAAGAATGAAATTGGCGACCATGACTATCCAGTTATTCATGAAGGCAGATATCAGGGGTTAATCGGAGTTGGTGGCCTTGTGTTGGCAAGGATACCTGAAGAGATTGTCGAACAACGCAAGCAGTACTTTCAAGGAATTACTGCTGATCAAGTTAAAGCCGTTGATAATGACATTTTAAGGGAACAACGACCAGAGATGCCTGTTAATATCGACAGACAGTCTCGTGTAACTTTTGGTGGTAATAGAAAGTCTTAATTTTTTAGCTTTTTTATGCCACGATATTTTATTAACTATTTTAAAGGAGTTTTATCATGGCAAATAGAGATGCCCCTTTCGGACTTCGTCCAATCGGCAGAATAGGTGGAACACCCTATACTGGCGGACAAAGCCGTTACAGAATAGCTAACAACTATGGAACAGCAATTTTCCAAGGTGATATGGTAATGCACGTCACTGGCGGAACAGTTGAAGTACACGCCGATGGCGGTACTGTACCTATTGTTGGTGTATTTAATGGTTGTAGGTATACAGATCCTTCAACAGGAAAAGAAACTTTTTCCAATTTTTACCCTGCTTCTACAGCGGCCGCAGATATTGAGGCCTTCATAATTGACGATCCTATGGTTGTATTTGAAATTCAAGCGGATGACACTTTCCCAGTTGCTGATTTACACGGTAACTTTGATATTGTGTATACAACTGCTGGAAGTACAACAACTGGTTTAGCTGGTGCAGAATTAGACGTAACTACTGGTGGTACAGGCACAAGCCTTCCACTAAGAGCTATCGACATTTCTCAAGATCCAAATAACTCAGACGTAGCGACTGCCAACACAAATGTGAAAGTAGTAATTTGTAACCACATATTCGGCCTTAAAGGTGTCGGATTAGCGTAATCCTAGGAGGATAATTATGGCTATTTCAAGATCCCAACTAGTCAAAGAATTAGAGCCTGGATTGAACGCTCTATTCGGACTAGAATATAACCGCTATGAAAACGAACATGCAGAAATTTTTGACTCAGAAAGCTCAGATAGAGCCTTTGAGGAAGAAGTAATCTTGTCTGGTTTCGGAGCGGCTCCTGTTAAATCTGAGGGTGCAGGTGTGTCATTTGATACTGCAAACGAAGGTTATACAGCAAGATATACACATGAAACTATCGCAATGGCTTTTGCTATTACAGAAGAAGCAATTGAGGATAATTTATACGACAGATTAGCAGGTCGTTACACAAGAGCACTAGCACGTTCTATGGCTAACACTAAACAAGTGAAAGCTGCAAACGTACTAAACAATGCTTTTAACAGCAGCTTCACAGGTGGTGACGGCGTTGAACTATGTTCAGCGGTTCATCCTCTAACAAGCGGCGGAACATTTGCTAACGAGTTGTCAACAGCGGCTGACCTTTCAGAAACATCTATGGAGCAATCATTAATTGATATTGCTGCATTTGTTGACGAAAGAGGCTTAAAAGTTGCTTTACAAGGTGCAAAATTAATCATTCCAAAAGAACTTCAGTTCACAGCGGAAAGAATACTAAAAACACCAGGTAGAGTCGGTACATCAGATAACGATATTAATGCTATGGCTTCAATGGGTATGATCCCACAAGGCTACAGAGTTAATCATTACTTAACTGATACTGATGCTTTCTTCATTATGACTGATGCACCTAACGGAATGAAACAATTCGTTAGAGCACCAATCAAAACTGCTATGGAAGGTGACTTCGATACAGGTAATGTAAGATTTAAAGCAAGAGAAAGATATTCATTTGGGTTCTCTGATCCTAGAGGGATATTTGGTTCGCCAGGTGCTGCGTAAGTAGCAATTTGGAGGAAAGATTAAGGGGACTTTCGAGTCCCCTTTTTTTTGGGTATAATTAAGCTACTATACAAATAACTTGAGTACAGACGCGTATAGTCGATTTACCTAAAAAACTGTATTCATTAATTTAGGAGATAAATATGAGTAATTCAACATTTAGTGGTCCAGTCAGATCAGTAGGCGGCTTTACAGTCGTAACTGCTAAAGATGACGGGACAACACAAGCAAGTATAAGCTCAACTGGTGTAGCATCATTAGATGCAAACACAATGTCAGTAGAAGCGGGTACTGGTATTACTACAGGTTCTGGAACTGTTTACAGAAGTTCTGTAATTAGATCAGGTGGTATTATCACTACACAAATCTTAATTGATTTGACAGGTTTGAGATCAACAGGTTCTGGTGACATCATTGGTGTTAACGGAACAGCTTTAGTCTGCCACATTGGCCAGATTGTTGCGGCAACAAACGGTACTATCCTTACAGGTAGTATGGAATGTTTTGAAGCACCTGCTGGCGGTGACCCAGATATTAACGTACATTCTGCGACAGAAGGTACGGGAGTTGAAGACGGAGCTATTGGTGACTTAACTGAAACAATATTGGTTAACGCTGGTGATGCAACACTAGGTAGTAAAGTTTACTTTACTGGTGTTCCTGCTGCTGATTCATTTTTATATTTAACAACTGGTGCTGCTACAGACGCAGACTACACAGCTGGTAAATTACTAATTGAATTAAAAGGTTACGCAGCGTAATATGATTTAAGTGCCTCTTCGGAGGCACTATTTTAGTTTCTTAATTAAGGAGGGAAACATGGCAGATACAGTAACAGGACCTACAATCTTGCAAGAAAATGACAAGAGAGTAGTTATCAAAATAGTCAATCAATCAGACGGTAATGGTGGTTCAACAGTCTTTGCAGATGTTTCTGCATTAGCGGCAAACAAAAACGGTCAATCAGTCACAACAGTGAGCTTACAAAGAGTATGGTGGTCTTGTGCAAATGGTGATGGCGGTGATTCTTTTGCTAGATTAGATTACGAAGATTCAGATGCCGATATACCTATCGTAACATTAGTTGATTCAGGGTACTGGGATCTAAGAGAATTTGGTGGAATACCAGCAAATACAACATCTAACTCAAACCAAAACGATGTTAACTTTGTAGTTCCAGGTGCAGCTGATTCAGGAAATACATACACAGTAATCGCAGAGTTTATTAAAAACTACTAAGGGTAAGTATGGAATTTAGTGTTGAGCAATATACAAATGAATTGGTAGGTTTTGCGAAAGGCGGTATGCCTAGTCGCAATAAACGAAATTACAGATCTACTAAATCAGGTGCGGGTATGACTCAAGCTGGTGTCAAATCTTACCGAAGATTAAATCCAGGTAGTAAACTAAAGACGGCCGTAACTGGCGATGTTAAGAAAGGCAGTAAATCAGCAAAAAGACGTAAGTCTTATTGTTCAAGAAGTGCAGGTCAGGCTAAAATGCACAATATTAATTGTCGTAAAACGCCTAATAAACGTATATGTCAAGCGAGGAGAAGATGGAAATGTTAACAAACTTTTATAAAACTGTAGATAAGTTGTGGACTAAATATAAAGATAGTTGGACTTGTG